GGATGAAGCAAGTGCTCACCGGGGACACCGTGGACAACTACAAAGGCTGTCCCGGCATCGGCCCCAAGAAAGCTGACGAGTTCCTTATGCCCGTCCATGAGGCCCTGCTGGGCCTGACGGTAGAGGAACACCTGGCCGCCCTGTGGGTGACCGTAACGATGGTCTATGAGTCCAAGGGCTTCACCGCCGAGGACGCACTGATCCAGGCCCGTTGCGCACGCATCCTGCGAGACGGCGATTACAACTTCAAGACCGAGGAGGTCACTCTCTGGACACCACAGTAAAAACAGGAATCAAGCACGACGCTGGCAAGGCACCGCTCAGCTTGATCCCCGCCGACGCCCTGACCGAGATCGCTAACGTCTTCGGTTTTGGCGCTCAGAAGTACGCCGCGTTCAACTGGACGGGCGGATTCGATCATCGGCGTTTGTATGACGCGATGCTCCGTCACACGTTCGCCTCGCTGGCCGGAGAAGAAGTCGATCCCGAGAGCGGCCGTGACCATCTGGCCCACGCTGGCTGCTGCGTTTTGATGCTGCTTTCGCACCGCCTTCGCGGGCTAGGCACGGACGACCGTGGCCCAAAAGAAACACATATCTCGCTAGCTCAAGTCGAAGTTCTAGCTCCGTAAAGCGTCAATAGTGTCTTGGCAAGTTCAGCAGTAGTGGCGTGCTTAAGCTGGGCACTTTCTTCAGGAATGCTTTCAATGACTGCAACGGCCATACCCACGCCATTTATTCGTTCGAGAACCCAAAGGTAGTCTTTTGACTGAAGCAACAAGGAGCGGTAGATCACCATAAAGGAGCCACCAATAAAGCTGACGAGTACACCGGAGGCAGAAGCTACTATGGAAACTGGTAGTTTCGATTTGTCGCTAAAGGCCTGAAGTACGCCGAAGCAGATTAGTGAAAAACCACAGAACAAAACGACGTAAGTAAGCGTTGCAATCGTTCGAATTTGTCCAAGGTTTCGGTCAAGATATTTTTCCAGAGTGGCACGACCTGCTTCCCAAGCGAGCTTCGGCTGTTCGGGGTTTTCTATCGACCTCCGCGTAGCGTTTTCGGCGCGGACTTCTGATGCGTGCGTCTCTTTCCAGCGGAGCCGGCGCGTCAAAACAAAAACAAAACCGGCAGCGCCCACTAGAGTGAACAAAACGCCGTCCGACATATGGTCTAAGGCCTGCCTAGCGGAGGGGTTTTCCACCAGTTTACCCAGCCCGTACATCATTCCGATGAGTATGAAAGGGACCGTTACGGCGGCGACTATCCAGGGACTCTCATTCCGTAGCTTGTCCAACAATGTTTGGGGTTGACTGGAAATGTCCGGCTCTTCCTTGCTCATAGTTCTTCGCCCCTGCGCTATTCCTCGAATTAGCCGCAGTTTAGCGCGACGTGGGATAGCTAAGCGCAACGGGTAAAACAACCAACATAGGAGGAAACAAACGTTTCCCATCAAGGGTTCCGAAGGCTTCCTGAAGATCGATTCATGTCCCCAAGGAACCCCCTATGTCCGAGAACATCCCCCTTCACGCCTACGACCTGATCGACGAGCTGGACGCGCGATACCCCGAGGTCATCTACGACCCGAAAGGGGATCACAACGAGTTCCTTCTGAGATCAGGTGAACGTCGGCTGGTGTTGTCCCTCTTGCGAAAGCGTCAGCTCGAAACAGAGGAGCAGCACTAACCCATGTGTACCAGTAAACCCAAGGCCCCCAAGCCCACCGAAGCGGAGAAGCCGGCAATCCTGCTGACCGCCCGTGATGGCATGGGGGATCAGGAGAGTGCAACGACGGGTCGAAAGAATCTCCGCATCGACCTGAATAAGTCCACCTCCACCGCTTACGGAAGCAGCCTCGTTATTCCATCTTGAGCACGTCCCCGCAGACCGTCTCAGCAGAAGGCCGTTACTCTCAGCTCAAGTCTGACCGAAACAATGCCGAGTCCCGCGCAAAGCAATGCGCCGTTCTCACTCTGCCGACGCTTTACAAGGAAGTCTCGAAGGGCAAGTCGAGTTCTTCCCGCACCACTCCGTACCAAGGCACAGGCGCGCGCTGCGTTAACTCGCTATCCGCCCGACTGCTGCTTGCGCTGTTCCCCGCGAACGCCAACTTCTTCAAGTTATCTCCCGATGGCATGGACGCTAACCAGCTCGCAGAGCAGGCCGGCATCCAGCAGGGTGAGCTGGAGATGGGCCTCGCTGAGATCGAGCGTACCGTCATCAACGACATCGAAACGTCCGGCATGCGTGGACGCTTGGGCCTCGGCCTGAAGCATCTCGTGGCGACCGGCAACGTGATGATGTACGTGCCCGACGAAGGCAACGCAAAGATGTACCCGCTGACCCGCTACGTCGTTGATCGCGACGGCATGGGTTCGGTCTTGGAGATGATTACCCTCGACAGCATCGCCCCGTCCACCTTGGGCAACGAGCTGAAAGCTTCTCTCGGTCTCGATGAGAAGAAGGGTGCCAAGAACGACGCCGGCCCTGAGCAGGACGTTGACCTCTACACCCGTATCTACCGTGACGGCGAGCTGTGGCAGGTGTACCAGGAAGTGAACGGCAACATCGTTGCTGGCTCCCAAGGCACCTACCCTATCGACGCGTGTCCCTGGATTCCCCTGCGGATTCCCGAGGAAGACGGTGAGGACTACGGCGCTGGTCTGATCTACGACTACTACGGTGACTTCGACGCACTGGAGAAACTGAGCAAGGCCATCCTCAAGGGCGCTGCAGCAGCCGCAAAGGTTCTGTGGGCACTTGATGAGAACGCCGCGATCCGCCCGAAGGCCATCACCGAAGCCGAGTCTGGCGACGTGCTGCGCTTCAAGGCAGAACAGCTCAAGGCCATCTCGCAAGAGAAGTTCGCTGATTTCAACTTCGTTGGTCAGCACATCGACAAACTCATCGCACGTCTGGAAATGGCGTTCGGTGTTCGCACCTCGATTCAGCGTCAGGGCGAGCGTGTCACTGCAGAGGAAATCCGTTACCTGGCTCAAGAGCTGGAGGATGTACTCGGTGGCATCTACTCGATCCTCGCTGAAGACCTACTGCTTCCTCTGGTTCGCCGAATCATGGATCGCCTCACCCGCGCCCATCGGCTTCCCGATCTGCCCCCTGGTCTCATCAAGCCCCGCATCGTTGTCGGCGTCGCCGCCCTCGGTCGTGGTCAGGACATGCGCAAGCTAGTTGAGTGGGCGGAAGCCGCACAGCAGGTACTCACGCCGCAGGTGTTCTCGCAGCGTGTGGATGCTGGCGAGCTGATGGCCCGTATGGGCGCAGCTTCCGATCTGACCATGAAGGGCCTTGTCAAGTCCGATGAGCAGATGGCGCAGGAACAGCAGGACGCAACAGCACACCAGGCCGCCATCCGTGCAGCCCCAACCATCGCAGGTGCCACTATGGCACCACAAGGAGTTCCAAGTGGCGAAAGCTAACCCCGTAACCGACAAGCCGGCTGATCCGACAACAACCCCAACAGAGACCGTAACGACTCCGGCCGTTACCGATACAACTCCTGCGGTCACCCCGGAAGCCCCGAAGGCGAAGACGGCCCCGGCCGATCCGCTTGCGAAGTTCAAGACCGTCGTGGACGGCCTGAGCATCTACAACTTCACCGAGACCGTTCTGTGACCGAAAAGACCGAGATCGTACTCAACGTCGAACCTCCGGTTGAAACCAACGCCACGACCGAAGAAGTTACCTATGGTGGCTTCAAGACCGTCGAGGAGCTGGTCGCCGCTCACGCCGCACTGACTGCCACGCAGACCACGCCCGCCAAGACCGCCGAGGAAATCGCGGCTGACGAAGCTGCTGCACTGGAGACCACCGAAGGCGACAAGCCGACCCTGGAAATCCCTGCTGGCGACGATGAGGCTCAGAAGGTTGTCGAGGGTGCCGGCCTGGATTGGGACGCTCTCAATGCGGAGTACGCGAAGGACGGGAAGCTGTCCGAAGAAACCTACGAGAAGCTGGCGAAGTCCAGCATCCCGCGTGACGCCGTTGACACCTACATCCAGGGCAAGCAGGCACAGGCTGATGCATACGATGCAGCTGTGTATGGCACCGCTGGCGGCGCAGAGGCTTATGGCTCTCTCGTGTCGTGGGCAAAGTCCGCACTGTCCGAGTCCGAGAAGGTTGCCTTCAATGACTCCGTGACCTCTGGTGATCCTGCCCGCGCGAAGATGGCTGTGGAGGCGCTTACTGCCCGCCACGCCAAGACGCACGGCACGCCGCCGATCAACCTGCTGAATGGTAAGAAGGCCGCTACCGGCGTTGAACCCTTCAAGTCGCAGGCAGAAGTAACCGTCGCAATGAACTCGCGGCAGTACAAGACCGATCCTGCATTCCGCGCAGCGGTCGTGGAGCGGCTTGCCCTCTCCGAGTTCTAAGTTCCAAAGAGAAACCCCGCGTTGTGCTTTGGCCCCTGCGGGGTCTCC